TACAAAGGCAGTGTTAGCGGCCATAGATAGCACCACAGAGCGCTTTACAAAGGCCGTTATGGCTGGCGGCTGGAAGAACGCGGCATAATGGCTAATAACACTTCTAAGGTCTTTATTGACATTATTACGGAATTCACCGGGACTAAAAGCGTAAAGCAGGCTGAATCATCATTTAACAAATTAGCCAAAAGTATTGCCGGAGTAGTCAGCGTTGCGGCAATTGAAAGATTTAGTAGGCAGTCGGTTAAGGCGTTTTTAGCCGACGATGCGGCGGCCAAGCAATTAGAAAAAACCCTAACAAATTTAGGAATCTATTTTGATTCTAACGTGCTATCTGGTTACATTCAAGGCTTACAAGATACGACCGGAGTCCTAGACGATCAGCTTCGCCCGGCTTTCCAAACTTTAGCCGTAGCCACCGGGGACTACACAAAGGCGCAAGATTTATTAAACACTGCATTAGACGTCAGCCAAGCAACCGGGAAGTCGCTTTCTAGCGTATCGACGGCCCTTAGTCGCGCATATTTAGGTAATTTTACTGCCGTATCAAGATTAGGCGCTGGCATATCTAAAGCCGAAATAGCGGCTGGCGACTTTAACGCTATCCAAGAAAAGTTAAACAAGAACTTTGGCGGCTCGGCTTTGGCCGCGGCTGATACCTACGCTGGTCAAGTGCGGATACTTAAAGCGGCGTTGACAGATGTGCAGGAAATTATAGGTAAAGGTTTCGTAGATGCGTTCGCGGATGTAGTAGGCGAAAACGGCTCGGCTACACAATTTGCAGATCTCATGCGTGATTCGGCTCAATACATAGCAGACATTATTGGTGGCATAGGAGTCATTAGCGCCAAATTAAAAGGACTGCCCGGCGCTGGTTTCTTTGCCGAATTACTAGAAATCAGTAACTCTATTTCCGGTATAAACCTTATTGCCAATTTAGGAAAAGATAAGAGATTAAAAACTGCAAGCTTTATGGGTGCATCGCCAGAGCCAGCCCAGATAGGTTATGCCAAATTAGCACAGGATAAAAAAGCGCTGGCACTGGCCAAGAAGCTTGCCGCAGAGGAAAAGAAAAAGGCAGATGCGGCCAAGAAAGCAGCCAAAGCATCGGCAGATAAATTAAAAGCCGATAAAGCAAATGCAATACTAAATGCCGCAGGTAAAGTATTAGATATTGACCAGGCACAAATTCTGGCGGCGTTGCTAAATAACATATCCCAGGGCGAAAAAGATCGCTTACTTTTGCAACAGGCTTTATTAAATGAAAACTCGGATGCAGCATTAAAGTTATCTCAAAAAATTATTGCCACCCAATTAGATGCTCTAACCCTTGGTGGCATAGATCCGCTTCGAGGATGGAACGGGTCTATTGAAACAGTAATTAAAAGCCTTATTGATTTACAAAAAGAATTAGCCAAAGTAAGTGGCGTTGCGCTTACAAGCTCACAACTTCTAAGCCAAGATGCCGCCGCGGCCGAACTTGATGCAATAGACACATCTTACGATGACGCTTTTGAAGAAACTAGAAAATTTTTAGAGTCTTTAAAGAATGGCAGTAATGCGACTACTATCGGCGGCGCTAATTATATTGACGATTTTATGCGTAGAGAACAAAGCACCGGGCAGTATCGCGACAACGCTTTTCAAAATGCAGTCGTTAATGTAATGCTTGATGCAAATACCTTAACTGGCGCCGTAACTTCCGGGCAACAAAACACCACGGCTTCTGGAATTGTTGTAGGCACAAGTCGAATAAATAAAATAGGTGGCTAAATGGCTTACCTACCCCAAGTAAAAGTAATAGTAAATTTTACGGATGGTCCAGTTTTTGGCTATCCATTTACCTTAGATTCTACCGAGCATGGAATTTTAGGCACAAACGTATTAGCCGATAACCCGGCAGATATTATTGATGTATCGGCTCAAGTAACAAAGATAAGCACCAAGGGCGGCTACAACTTAATCCAGGATAGTTTTGAAGTGCAGACCGCAACAGTTCGCATATTAGATCCCGATGGTTACTGGAATCCCCAAAATACTTTAAGTCCTCTGTTTGGCAAGCTCTTACCGCTACGCAAGGTCCAAGTTACCGCCATCTATAACGGCGTCGAGTATTACATTTATAGCGGTTATACCACTGCCTATAAATATACTTACCCTAGAGCCGACCAGGTTATAGGTTATGTCGACCTGGAGTGCTCGGATGCGTTTCGCCTATTTAACCTTGCCAATATCGCTGGCGTTACCGGGGCGGCAGATGGGCAAGATACCGGGACTAGAATTAATAAAATTTTGGATACTATTTCCTGGCCTAGTTCGATGCGCATCATCGCTACTGGCGGCACTGAAACAATTTGCCAGAATGACCCAGGCACCAACAGGACTGCCCTACAAGCTTTGCAAATGGTTGAATTCACGGAACAGGGCGGTTTCTATTGTTCGGTGCAAGGTTCGGCAGTATTTAGAAGCCGGGCCGATTTAATGAGCTTGTCAGGTCAAAACCCGACCATATTTAATAACGATGGGTCGGCTATTGACTATGCTGGAATTTCGTTCGATTTGGATGATAAATTAATTATAAACGAAGCGAATATACAAAATATTGGCGGCACCATGCAATCGGTATATGACGCTGAAAGCGTGGCTACTTACTTTCCGCACACAATTACCCAAGAAAACGTATTAGCCAAAACTGACGCCGATGCGCTCAATATTGCCCGGAACTATGTGGCGGCCAGAGCCTTCACGAGCATTCGGATAAGTGGTATAACTTTAGATCTAAGCACCCCGGACTATAACGACGGCATATTAGCCGCCCTTACCCTGGACTATTTCCACACCGTTCAAATAACCAATGAAGCCCAGGCAACGGCTACGGGCTTTTCGACCATAACAAAAACTTTGCAAGTGATGGGCATAGATCATGAAATAGATGTCAACACTTGGAAAGTAGCAATAACGACCAGCGAACCTATCGTAGGGTCGTTTATATTAAACTCGACCATCTACGGGGTTATAGGCGACCCAAATCGCCAATCCGTTTTAGCATATTAAGGAGAAGTAAAAATGCCTATTTCCTATCCCTTGGCCACGGGCGACGTGCTTAGTGCGGCCACAATGAATTCTTTAGTGTCGTTCTCAATCAATGCAGATGCCACAAATGATTACACCGCAGTTACCGCAGATCAATATCAGGTATTAGTTCCGATGAATAAAGCAACTGCCGTTGCATTTAAGTTACCTACAAATGCTAGCGTTGCTTATCCGGTCGGCACCGTTATTACCGTATTAAACAAAGGTGCCGGACTTTGCACTATTAGCGCAGTAACGCCTGGCACTACAACAGTTTTAAGTGCCGGATCAGTAGCCGCATCACCTACTCTTGCACAATACAAAACCGCTGCTTGCATTAAGACTGCAACAGATACTTGGTATGTAGTAGGCGCAATCGCATAATGATAGGTAACGCAGTAGCAGGATTATTTGGAACTCCAACCCCAATTACCATCTCAGTTGATTATTTAGTTATAGCTGGGGGTGGCGGCGGTGGCCGCTGGACTGGTGGCGGCGGTGGTGCAGGTGGATATAGAACATCTACTTCTTTTTCCGTTTCAGGAAATGTTACTGTAACAGTCGGTGGTGGCGGCGCAGGTGCTACATCTGGAACCGGAACAAGCGGAGTTAATTCTGTTTTTTCTTCAATTACTTCATCTGGTGGCGGCGCAGGTGGTGGCTACACTGGTAGCGCTTACACTGCTCCAACTACTGGCGGATCAGGCGGTGGTGGAACTTCAAGTCCTGGTAGTGAAAGAAATGGTGCTGCTGGTAACGCAGGTAGTTATTCTCCAGTAGAAGGTTTTGCTGGTGGTTTTGGATATAATGCACCATATTACAACGGTGGCGGCGGTGGTGGTGCTTCGGCTACCCCTGCAAGTGCGTTTTCAAGTGCGGCCCCTGGTGGTGCTGGAACTTCATCATCAATTACTGGTTCAAGTGTTGGTCGCTCCGGCGGTGGTGGCGGTGGTGCTAATTCAGGTTCAGCAGGAAGCGCAACTGATGGCGGCGGCGCAGGTGGCGCAAGTGGTGTTGCTGGCTCAAATGGAACTGCAAATACTGGCGGTGGCGGTGGTGGCGGTGGTGCAGGATCAGCGGGCAATGGCGGCGCAGGCGGTTCTGGTGTTGTTATTCTTAGATATGCAGACACTAGAACTATAACTATTGGTGCAGGTTTAACAGGATCAACTGCAACAGATGGTTCTTTCAAAGTTACAACCATTACTGCTGGCACAGGAAATGTGAGTTGGGCATAATGGCACATTACGCATTTTTAGATGAAAACAACATAGTAACTGAAGTTATCGCTGGAATAGATGAAACTGAACTAATTGAAGGTTTAGACACCGAAACTTGGTATGGAAACTTCCGTGGCCAGGTATGCAAGCGCACCTCATATCATGGCAATATTCGTAAGAATTATGCAGGAATAGGTTATACCTATGACGAAACCAGAGACGCGTTTATTGCACCAGAACCAGATAATCAAATTGGTTTTAATGAGGAAACGTGTCGTTGGATAGTCCCAGAAGCCGAATGGCCTCCCAGTGAACGAATATAAAGCTTTATTAAATACACCCGAACGCATGGTGGAAGTAGCACTTGGCGAAGTCGGTTATGTAGAAGGCCCCAAGGATAACGAAACAAAATACGGCGCTTTTACTAAACATAATTTCCAGCCTTGGTGCGGCTCTTTCCTTATGTGGTGTGCCAAGAAGGCCGGGGTTACTATCCCAAACGTAGTGAGTGTTATCGATGGCATGGAAGCGTTTAAGCAAATGGATCGTTTAAGAGATAAACCGCGTGTAGGAGATTTAGCATTTTTTAATTTTAGCCGGGGCTCAATTCCGCAACACGTAGGGCTAGTGGTAGAAGTAAATTCTACAAGCGCCATTACTTGCATCGAAGGAAATACAAGCTCTAAGAATCAGGCCAACGGTGGCCAAGTAGAGAAAAAGCCAAGGCCGCCCGTGTTCGTGATCGCTTACGGCCGCCCAAAATACACCAAGCCAGCGACAAAGGAAGTAACGCCAGATGCCAATAACTAACATTTTTACAGTAACTACAACAAGGGCCATAGTCGTTGCAGCTAACCGGGCAGACCAGGTAGTGCAACTACATAGTGCCAGTGGCACGATTTATATTGGCGGTCCGAATGTAACTACCGCTAATGGATACCGATTAGATAACGGGGATAAATTGCAGATTCCATTATCGGACTTGGAAGATTTATATGCCGTTACAAGTTCTGGAACGGCCACGCTATACGTGTTCGTTACCATAAATTAGGAGATACAAATGAACGCAAAACTACAAGCAATAGTTATGTCATATCTACGCACTGCCCTATCTGCAATTCTTGGTGCTTACATAGCCGGGCAGACAGATCCAAAGCTTCTTGGCTCTTTGGCTTTATCAGCCGTAGCAGGGCCACTGCTTCGCGCCCTTAACCCAAAGGATGCCGCGTTTGGAAGAACTGAAAAATAAAACAAGTAATAGCGGTAGGGCTAGGGTTTTTATTAACCCTGGCTCTATCTGCATGCGAACGCTACGACGGCTACACACGCTACCCATGCCAGGAATACGCTAATTGGAAGAAGCCAGAATGTCAGAAGCCAGAATGCCAAGTTACCGGGACCTGCACAGAAGATTTAGTAGGCGGCATAGTGAAAGGACACCAATGAGCGAAAGACGCATGGGGCCAGAAGATATTAAAGCTCGGCTTATATTGTTTATCGGCGTTACCCTTTCCGTGGTTTTCTTAATAGTTACTCTAGGCATCGTTTATGCCTTGATATTCGTAACTCAACCCGTAAGTGCCCAGGCGCCTAATGACGCGGCATTTATTGATCTACTTAAAACCCTGGCCATATTCCTAACTGGTTCACTTGGCGGCGTATTAGCTAGTAACGGGTTAAAGGACTCAAAAAAGGATAAACCAGCGCCCTAGCGTGTCGGTTCTTGACGGGCCTGACCGTTCAATGCGACCCTTTACCTGCTTGGAGATACCAAGCAAGAAAGGGCACAAATGAGCATAGAAATAATGGACTATCAGGTAATAGCTCTGCTAGGTGGAGTTTTTATTTTAACGGTCTACGCATATTCCGTAGGTCTCAAAGAAGGCAAGCGAATTGGCTACCATAGGGGCCGTTCTATTAGTTTTGCCAATTACAAAGAAAACCACAAATGATACGCCGGGCTAATTCCGGGGTCTATTGCGATTATTGCAAGGCCCAATGGGGCAAGTTAAAAGATGGAACCTGGCACATTAAAGCACAAACCCAAGCCAGTGTTACCTGCTACTCAATTACTAAACCAAATATACAGCGCTCTTATTGCGCACCATGCTTAGCGATGGTTCAAACTTGGCCAGATGGCTCGGTATTTACCCTGCCAGAGCAAATTGAATACGCTAAAAGTTACTTTGCCAAGTCTGGCCACAATGTCCTAATACAAGAAGCAGAGGTGCTAAATGTTTGATTTAAGCAAATACATGACGGCAGAAGAACGAATAGAATTATGGAAAGCCGACAACCCGGAGATGAGATACGACACTGAACACGGAACCTATGGCGAATTCGTCTGGGTAAAGGCCAAGGTGTATCGCTTCTTTGATGATCCAAACCCTATTTACACTGGCTTGGCCATGGAGTCAATGAAAACCCAGTTCGCTATCGAGAAGGCAGAAACCAGCGCCTATGCAAGATGTATTAGCAATTCAGGCGACCCAAAGTATTCAACGCGGAAAGATGGCACAAAGGCGCCAAGGGCTAACCGCGAAGAAATGGAAAAGGTAGCGGCGGTAGAAAACAATAAAACCAGCGCTCGCCTTGAAGCTGATTTAAGCAACGACTGGGAAGGCTTTATAGCCGATGAGCCAAAGATAACCACACTGGGCCAGGGCGTAGATCTTGTGCAACAAACTTTAGGGGCCACAGTAATACCGGAATGTAAGCATGGGGCCATGCAATACAAAGAAGGCGTTTCTGCCAAAGGCCCCTATTCTGGTTATGTATGCACTGGACCTCGAGGATCACAGTGCCCGGCCAAATGGGATAAAAAGTAAATGGGCGCTGCCGAGATATTTAGAGCCGACGGCAGTTATGTCAGGTTTAATGAAGATGAAACTATCGTTATAGCCAGATGGGCTAACTGCGATAAATGCGAGCTTCAATTTGAAAAATCAAAACTAACAACACATTCGGAATTATGGCTCTGCGCGACCTGCCAATAGTCCGGGTTACACTTACTTACCAAGAAGAAGAAGATGCACACACACTTGGTTTTAAGCGAGCCACCGAGCAAAAAAGCGTAGCCAATTATTCAACGCGAAAAAATAAAGGGCTCAACTATCACGAATACATAGCTGAATTGGCCGAGTCAGTAGGCAGCGAAATTGCTACTGCAAAGTTCTTTGGAATAGAGGACTTTCGGCCAACAGTTAACACGTTTAAAAACCAAGCAGATATAGGTAGCAATATCGAAGTCAAATGGACCAAGTGGCGCGAAGGCCATTTAGTCATAGGCCAGTCAGATCGTAATACTGACATAGCCATATTAGTTACAGGTAAAACACCCGAATACTTTTTGGTCGGGTGGATACCTATTAGCCACGCAAAGGTGCGCCAGCACTGGTCGGCTTCCAATAGCAATTGGTGGGTCAATCAAGAGCATTTGCGCCCTATGCAAGATTTCTTAGGAAGTGATTATGCAAACGCTACGTTTCCGGTGTCGTAGGTGTAAAAAGGTTCAGCCACACACATCCAGCGAAGAATTTGGCGCACTGCCCCAAGGCATGGTGTTAGTGGAATGCCAGGTGTGTGAAGTAGTAGGCATAGAAAACCTAGAAAATGAAGTAAAGAGCGTGGCCAAAGCTTTAAAGGATGAACTGGGTAAGCCAGATGCCTAGTTACCAATATGTCTGCGGATACTGCAACGCTGATTATGATCTATGGCTATCCATCCATGATGAGATTCCATCCACAATCTTATGCACATGTAAGGCAGACATGAGTCGGGTCTACTCAACTTTCGGGATAGTCCTCAAGGGCCATGGATGGGGTAAAACCCGATGAATAAATTGTTACCAAATCGTTATAATTGGTTTAGGCATAGTCCACGCATAAAGGCTCTTGACATGAGCAGTAGCATAAACCGCTACTGGACCCCGGGCGAAGAACCCCTTAAATTAAGAGCTTCAATTAAAACCCCGAAGATACTAAATAAAATACTGGTTCTTAGTATCTTCATAATAACAACACTTGGCCCTACCTATGCCTATGCAGTATCTACATATAGCCAAGATAGATGGAAGCTTTACCTGCATATGAAGGTAGTAAGTGATAAGCAATATCTATGTATAAGCCGTTTATGGTATTTAGAAAGTCGGTGGAATAATCGGGCCGATAATCGCACATCTACCGCTTATGGTATTGCCCAGGTATTAGGCACTAAAACTAATGATCCATATAAGCAAATTGATTTAGGACTTAAATATTTAAAGCATAGATATAAAAGCGATGGATGCAAGGCACTAAACCATCATTATAAAAATGGATGGTATTGATGTCTAAAGCAGAGATAAGCACTAGACGATGGCGCAAGCTTCGCGAACGCATATTGGCCAGAGATGGTCATAT